GTTAAAGCTGTGTTCTCAATAACAAGCTTGTTAGGAATGTTAACGTTACCAGCTATGTCAAGATTGACTGACTTTTCAGACGGGTAGGTTACGAACGCAGTCTTTGTGCCAGCGCTAAAGTTAACTAGTGAACCGCCATTAGAAGATGCAAGAACCGTGTCACGGCTTAGAGTTCCTGAGCCAACACTGCCTACGCCAACTTCCCAGTTTGAACCGCCTTGATCAGCAATCGTGTAAAACGTTGTATTACCAACGCCAATACCAGAAGAAAATGTTTGAAACCCTTGCACAGCACCTGCAAGTGTTACCGTGCCTGTGCCTGTAGTGGTTGTAGTTTCTTGGACTCTATCGGCAAGAACTAGCATGTAGCCCCCAATAATTCTTTACGCCAAGTATACCCTTTATGTGATGGAGATTTACCATCAGCACATCTATAAACGTGCGTTGAAGTAAAACCAAAATCTTTCATGGCGCCTTTACCAAGAATAGTAACTGTTTTTCCAGTACTTATACATGTACCAATAAATTTAAACTTTACTTTAGCTTGTTTTTGTTTATTGATTGCTTCGGCTGAATGTTTTCTACCAACCCAATTTTTATTGCCTACGTTTTTTACACCTTGTTTAAGCTTTACTTCTTCGCTCCAAGGCTTTCCTTTATTCCACGGGGCAACGCCATAAGTGCCTTCACCACCAGCGGTCATATTACAAAGGTTATACCCAAGGTCTTTAAAACATTCAATAAGTAATATTTCGTGGCTACAAGCTTCTTCATCGGTTTTCCAACTTGCTAACACTTGAACATTTGGTTTGCCGTGCTTTTGTACCACTCTGTGCCAATACTTATTTCGTCCTTTTAAAGACTGCGCACGCTTCCCCTGACCTTTTCCGATGTAGAAAAGCCTACCTTGCGGGGTATAGTGCGCATATGTATAAAACATATTAGCCTGCTGCGCTGAGCGTGTACGTGACGTTGATGCTATCGCCAGCGGTTACAGTCTTTGAACCAGCGGTAAATGCGCCGATGCTGAACAATGTGCCTGTGGTGTTATCAATTGCTGTAGAACCACCAACGTTAATGAACGCGCCGTAAACAGTGCCTGAACCAGTCATTGAGAAAGTCACAGATGCGCTTGTTGACAATACTGATGGGTTAGCTACTGTAGATGCAGAAAACGATGGAGTCTTACGTGTACCAGAGTATGTAGGGGCGTTAGCACCGCCTACTTCAAACCAGCCTGCATGGCTTGCTTGAGTATCTGCATAAGCTGGAGTAAATGTTGATGAACCGTTTGCACCACCTAGACCCATAACAATAGCGCCACCACCTGTGTTAGCGAAGTATGAATCCATCAAGTTAGCACGGCCTACGTTTGTAGTTAAGTTCTCAATAACGTCTGACCATTTTTCATTGCCATCAGCATCGTAACAAGTAGCTACGTAAACACCTTTTAAACCAACGGATTCTTCTGAACCGCCACCGTAAGAAGCAGTCGCTGCGCAACTATCTCCAAATTTTGCTTTATCTATATTGCTCATAAATGCTCCTTAACTAATTCGAATGACAGCAGTATCTGCCGTTGCTGCTGGGAATGTTACCGTAAAAGTCTGATTAGTAACAGTTTTATCAGACCCAAAATTTAATACTGCAACTGCTGCGCTTGTAGTGCTATTGTAGATTAAGGCACCCCTAGCAGTAAAGCTAGAAGAGGACCATGAAACGTTAGCAAAACTAATAAACGCAGTAGTATTTCCGCTGGTAGGTACGGCTGGAACCAAAGTCAAGCCGCCTGCTGTATAGCCAGTGCCAGTTACTTCGTTTTGAGTTGTATACACCGTGGTATTAGCATCAAGGTCAGCGTTGGCGTTATACAAAGCAATCTTGTAGGTGTAAGGAGAACCAGTGTTGAAGTTCTCCAGACCCTTTAATAGATTTACTTTAAACGATGTGCATTGTGTTTGAACGATCATACGACCTTCATCTTAAATTGGCCATCACGGTATGCGTCACCACGCTCCATGCCATCGCCTAGACGTTTAGCTTGTGCCAATGCTTCTTGGTATTTACCTTCAATATTGGCAATCATGTCAGCTTCACCGCGCATGTAGATATAAGCTTCACGCAACGCACCATACAACAACACAGGATCAAAATTGTCGCCTAACCAGCTTGTACCAGCAGTAACAATTGACTGTGGGTAGAAGAAGTAGTGAAGTTCTACATTTAAATTCGCGTTTGGGGTTGGACCAATAAAAAACGACAGCTCTGTACCTAATGTGTATTGCGGCCCAAAAAGAGCGTAATACTTAGGAACACCAGTGTCTGTCGGGACCGGATAAGCTGCACGAATGAAGTTAACGTCCTTATTTAAAAGGTATTCGTAACTACCATCAGCCTGGATGACCGCCATAGAGTAAACAGCCAAGAAATCATTTGGGCAAGATAGGTACTTATTGTTTGCGGTCAGCGTGCCTGTCACGTTTTTACGCAACGCAGGGAACTGAACCGAGTTATAAATACGCTCTTCAGCTTGCTCAACAAACGTAGCAATCTGCTCAGCAGACGTCAAATTACCAGCCGAAGCTGGGAACTCGTTCTCGCAATACGCTTGAATCCTAGCGGATAACTCTGTGTAATTCATTAGCCCATTTTTCCGCTAGACATTTTGCCTTTGGTGGCTGCACCTGTACCGCGCATCTGGATCTTGCCATACTTGTTTTCTGGTGGGTAATTGCCTTTGCTGATGCCAGCAACTGACATATTAACCTTGTCCATGCCATTGCCTGGCTTGACTACTGAATCTTTTGCGCTCTTCATCTTTTTACCATCCATAGTGTGTGGCTCTGCATATACAGAAGCTGGGCCTACTTCTTTACCGCCTTTTTTCATGCTGTAAGCCATGATTAGCCTCTCTTTTGAGCAGCAACTTTAGCTAAGCCACGACCCATAGTTTTCATATCGATGTTCTTTTTGCCGCCTTTAGAACCACTGTGCTTTGGACCTTTTTCAATACCCACTGATGGGCCTGAATCACCAAGGTTACGACCTTTGGTTTTGCCTTTTTTAGTGATGCCGTCTGCGCCTGATTTGTATCCCATGATTTACTCCTAAGTAATATTAACTGTAACTGTACCAACTTGTCCCACTGCAATCAAGTCATTTGGTGTTAAAGCTGCATCAAAATAACTTGCCCCGCCAACTGGCGCCCATCCCCACTGAAACACTCTACTACCACCTTCTGGATAGCCTACACCTTCAATTGTAGGACTATCAAACAATAACTCTTGTAAACCGCTAGTTCCAGACATTTGATACGTTGTATCTGGCCTTGGGTTACGCACGGCTTGCGGGTCATCAACTGGGTACATACCCAATGACAACTGAGGCTGATCCGGCTCCCAACACTCAGGACATACCAGAATGTTCTTCTGTTGTGTCTTGATTGTTAGCTTTTTTAATTGCTTTAGCTTGTACCTAAAGTTGCATCGGTCACATTGCGCAATCGCATACTTGCCAGAAGCAAAACGATTAGGCATAGAACAAGCTCCTTGGTACAAAACGCACTGGTGCTTTTTCTCTATCTTCGTCAGATGCTAACTGGAATTGTTGCTCATAATCCTGCTTTAGCATCAATACACGGTCTGGTGATACCTCTGGCTTCTTCATAGAAATGTAGTAAGCCAATCCAGCTACCATGCAAGGAATAAAGCGGAATGGGATGTCTTGGTCTGTAACGCCTGTTCCAGCGTCCTGAACCCTGCGCATACGCCAGTAAACGAATGTATAGCCACCACCAGCATTAGGGGCTGGCCATACGTTAATCGATGGTGGGTTAACGATTGACACAATGGCGCCAGCGGTATGACCTGCTGGAATTGTGCCTTGCTGACCACGACCTAAGTTAGTCAATACGCCAGCAGTCCCAGACGTGCTGGTTAGCGTCAAGGTGTTATAGCTGATTAATTCGTTATCAAGCTTGATGAAGCCAGCTGCTGGCAACACGGTTACATCAGACAAGCTAATAGATGTCGATGTTGCTGTAATCGTTGTAGATAAAGTTGACGCTGTTACGCTTGATTGACCTGATTGACGGTTAATCCATACTTGAATTGGGCGTCCAGTTGTCAACTTATTTGGAATTGTTGAGTAGGTAGACTCACTAATACGGCTGATATTAATGTCAATCTGGTTAGACGAACTACCGCTATTTTGGCGTATAACCTGGTCTAGGAGATCGATTGTGTTGTTAGGTAGGGCATAGATAGCCTGACCCGTATTCATCGTGATCTGGCCCTGTTCTACGGTCCACAAATTGATTCCACGGTTAGCCCACTCTACAGTAAGCAAGTTCAGTGAACGGCGCGCTGTACGGAAGTCATAACCGGTACGCAGTTCAAGCCCACAACGCTCAAACGCTTCCTCAATGAGGTCATTTACGTCTAAATTGAATGTTGTGGTTCCTGATGTTGTCATTTGGCAGTCCTTGCTGATTTCTTAAATGCCTCTGCTGTAGGGGCGCCTTTACTACCTACCTTGCGCATTTTCTCTCCAGAACCTGCGGCAATACGCTTTCTCTTGGCATGGATGTTGGCGTATAACCCAACCTTACCACCTTCAGCATATTCTGTGAAGTCGGTGTCATCACGACGCGCTTTCTTTTTAGCGCCAGGCATCTTGCTTGGGCTGATTGCGCCCATACCACGAGAGGCTCTCATACCATTCGTCCTTTGGTTTTACCTTTAATTGCGCATCCGTCAGCACGTTTAGAAGCTGAAGAAACTTTACCGCCTGATTTGTAACCGGCACGCTTTAAGCTTTCAGCAGCTTCTTTATTCTGCTTTTCAGTACCCATAACGTTATCTTTAAGACGTTTGCCAAGCTTTTTAACAGGCTCAACAATATACTTATTTACCGCAGCTTTATCTTCTTCATTCTCTTGTTTAGCAATGTCGTCAACAAGCTTTTGAGGGTCTTTAACGTCAGCCATAATTACACCATCTTACCTTTAGTATGGCCCTTTTTAACGCAACCATCAGCACGAGTTACGCCGCCTTTAGCGTATCCCTTGCACATACCGCCTTTTTTCATGCCGTGCATTTCTTTTTCATGTGCTTTAACTTCTTCTTTGGCAACCTTCTTCATCATTGGCTTGTCTTTAGCCATGTCTGAGTGCGCCATTCCGCCTTTTTTCATGTATCCCATTTTATTCCTCACTTCAGTTGGTAGTTTAGCCAAGCCTGGATTGGTCTCGGCATCAGTTTCTTTAAGGGCGCCGCCCTGTCTAAATTTACGACCTTTATCTGCCTTCATAAACTCTTCTCCTACGGACTTAGGTACGCCAACCTTCTTGGCAAATTTAGGATTGTTAGCTACGGCAGCCATAAATCCATGTTGTTTTTTACTAGTTGATGGCACTTTTTTGATCCTTTATAAAAGCGTCCAACTTAGATTCAAGTCTGTCTAAACGGTCTAAAACACGATTAATGTCGTTATGAACCTCAGCCTTGGTTACATACTCCTTGGCAATTTCTTCCCGTGTTCTGTTTAAAAGAATCTGAATACGGTTTAGCTCAGCTGACTTTTCCTTTAAGAAAAACGCCAGCATACCCACTGTCGTGGATAGGACTAAGTTCCAGACTAACATTTCCATCGTTTTAAACTCGCTGCTTTACGAGTCGGTTTCCCGTTCTCGTCTTTCATTGGACCAGGCATACCTGACATGCGTGCGCAGAACGAACGCTTACGTGGACCGCCCTCTGGCTGTGGAGCCTTCAAGTTTGATCCAGTAGCTTTGTTGTACTTAGCACGGCCTTTAGCGGTAAGACCAGCGCCCTTAGACACTGGCAACTTCTCACCGCGACCTACTGCAAGAGATACGCCCTTTTTTTTAGGCATAAAACACCGTTACGCCAGCGTCTGTAAGAGTCGCATATACATCAGTCTCAAACAATACGCCTTCAGCTGGAATAACCACGTTAAATGGCTCGCCGTTGGCAATTGTAGGGATTGTAAGGATTGTTGCGCCACCAGAACCGCCGTCTTTTAAAACAACGCTACCAGCACCTGTGCCTGGAACAATAACCATTCCGCGAACACGCGCTCTACTACCAACAACACTACCTGAAGCCGCTAGGCTTTTAGCCATTACATCGGTTTGCATACCCATAATTAATCTCCTAAATTGTTAAGGGGCGGCCGAGTAGTCTCAACCCTAAACCCCCGATTGATTAATTAGGTTGCTGAAATAGCTGTACCGGCAGCAGAAATCCAGTTAGTACCATTCCAAACAGCTAAAGTTGGCGCGCCAGCTAAACCGTTAGAAACATAGATAACTTGACCTACAGTTTTAGCACTAGCTGCAATTGCGTTAGCTGATGTTACTGTGTAAGTTGGAGCGATAAAGCCATTAGTTGAAGCAACTGGGCCTGAGAAAGTAGTACGTGACATGTTGAGTCCTTATATACAAGTTAAGCTTATTAGTCGGTATATCGTCTGCCGGGGCAGTCTAATAAGCCGGTTCGCCCGGTTTCAGTAATATTACTCTATTTTAAATAAGTTGCAACTATTTTTACAAATAAAAAAGGGAGCCGAAGCTCCCCTTTCCTTCATCAAGTGCTTATTAAGCGCCTGGTGAACCGTACATACCCAATGGATCTGAGTAACCGAATGAATAACGCTCACGAGCCTTGTAACGTACGTTACCAGTATCGAAGTCGCCGTCCATAGAGTTTTGCAACGGAGTACGTACGAAATGCTTCATTCCGTTAGGTACGTCTGTTGTCAAGAACCATGCGTTTGTGTCAGTTAAGAAGTGGTTGATTGTGTAACCTTCACCAATGTTACCGTTGTTCTTGATAGCGTTGATGTCGTTATCAGCAGTACCAACACGCAATTCAGTTTCTAGCAAGCGAGTTGCAACGAACTGTAATGCAGGTGGAACAACCAATTTCTTAGGCTTAGCAGCGATCAAAAGACCACGCTCGTCTGTCCAGCCAGCGATTTGAATAACAGCATTTTCCAATGATGTTTCGTTCAAGTCAGCAGCAGTAGCAGGACGGTTGCTGTTCACGCCACCAGAAACTAGTGGGTGATCAGTTGCAAACAATGTCTTGCCGTCGCCACCAGTGTAGCCAGCAGTGAAGCCGTTGTTCAACACGTTAGCAGCTTTAACTTGCTTTGTGTAAGCCATTGAACGAGCCAATGCCTTAGTGTAGCGAGCTGATAATGAGTCGTACAAGTTGTCTTCGATAGCCTCTTCAGTCAAGCTGAAACCTTGAGCGATAGTCTCATGGTTGTAGCGTGCTGACCAAGCTTCTTGACCATTGTCATAAGCAATCGCAGAACCTTCGTTTTTAACTGGGGCAGCTGAGAAGCCAGACAATTTTGTTTCTTCTTCAAAAGAACGCTCAGAAGTCTCTGTTTCGTAGATCTCTTTGTGTTCTTCACCATAACGTGCATACTCAAGTCCGAACAATGCGTTCAAGCCAGGTAGTAACTCTTTTAAGAGTTGGGCGCGTGAAATAGCCATTTAAGTAGCTCCTTAAGCGAAGTCGTTACCAGCAGTGCGGGTAAGCTGTGGGTTAGTCAAAACAACCAAAACTTCGCTGAAGTTAGTTGCGTTAATTGCTGTTTCAGGAACAACTGCGATTACCTTAACAGGCAATGTTACAGCGTTACCAGCGCCAGCTGATGGAGCTACAACACCGTTACCAGAGTTACCAGTAGCAGTAGAACCAGTACCTTGGTCTACAGCTAAGTTTACGCCGATAGCAGCAACGGTTGTTGAAGAAACTACATCTGAACCGTTTGTTACAGCTACTTTGTAAGCAGCTTGTGGGTCAACTACTACATAAGCAATAGCAGAAGAAGCAGCAGCGTTACCTGGGTAATACTGAGCTTGAACTGTTTGACCTTGAGTGTTTACATATTGGCAACCTACAAACACGCCAGCTGTCAAATTGCCAGTTGTTGTTGAGTTAGTAGTTACGCCAGATTTTGAGATCGTTCCACCAGTTACATAAACTAGGTCACCGTTGTAGATGGCTGTTGATACTGAAGTGATACCGTATTGAGTGGTAGCACCAGCATATGGCATGCCGTCTTGGCGGTTAACCGGTACGAAACCGTATGGAGCGCTTACTGTTGGATAAGCCATTTAATACTCCTAAATTAATAAAAAAGTTATTTACCTTTACCAAACGACGTCGTTGACTTACGTTCATTGAACAAAGGCATACGAGCATCGCTCTGTTTCATTAGGCTGTTATCAATAGCTTCAGTCTGAGCTTCTGTTTGACGTGTGAAATGTGCATTTCTCTGTTCAACAAACTCTTCAGGCGTCTTGCATAATAACAACCCACCAATCTCAATGCTGTCCTTAAAACGGCTATTGGGATCTAACAAAAGACGAAACTTCGGCTGTTCTTCTACTGAAACCGGCTCCCAACCTTCTCTCAATTTACTTGAGACGTTTCTTGGGTCTGCGTTATTCAATGTCGAAACACGAATCCAGCGATATGCGTATCCTGCTTGTTTGTCGGGTTCGGGCAACAATTCAGCTGGCATCCACTGTTTAGGACGCTCAGTTGTAGCACGGGTTTGCACTTCTCTTTGTACTCGATTTTCAGCCATTTTAAGCTCCTGTCTTCACTAGTTCCATTGCATATTGCTCTGGAGTTAAACCTAACTTCTTAGCCAATGCTACCTGCGACGCTTTAAGCTTGATCTTTTTCGAAGATGTGCTTCTCGTTGCTGGAGCGACTACGTTGCTCGGTTTGGTTACTCGTTGGGTTGTTTCTTCTGAAATCTCATCGTCAAAGTTCTCAGGGAAACGCTTACGCATTGTCGCGTCAATACGTTTGTAATACTCATCAGTCGTAGCATAAGCCATTCCGTTCTCTTTGACTAGCTTTTCGTGCAAGCCAAGAGCCAGACTTGTCATCTCCTCATCCTGACCAAACCATGAATTGCGTTCTCTCCATGTCATAGCCTTTGGATCTGGCGATGGTGCTTTTTGCTGCGTTTGTGGAATTATTACTTCATTATCTTCTTCTTGTAAAGCTTTTTGTTGTGGAACAAAAGACGTTACGCGTTGAAGTTTTAGTTTTGCATCAGTTAATTTCTCTTGTGCATCCACCAAAGCGTCGGTATCACCAGCATCGTAAGCCTCTCTGTAGGCTTTCTTTGCCATCTCGATTTCGCGCTCGGCAGTCTCTTTGTAAGAGCTAACCAATGCTTCATCACCAGCAGATAGGCGGGACTTAAGTTTCTTGTTTTCTTCAAGAATCTTTTGAGCTAAGGCAACGGCTTCTTGCTGTTCACGCAAGGCAGCTTCTTTTGCACGGCGCTCATCGTTCCATACCTTCTTAAACTCATTAATCTTCTTCTTGGCGGCCTCAGAGTATTCGTCAAGCTCATCTTTCTCCAGCTTTTGAACAAACTCAGGCTCAGAAGGCTTACGACCACGGTCTTCTGGTGGAGTATCGTCTTCAATTTCAATATCAAACTTGCCATCATCTTCGGCATCTTGATTAATCTGGTCTACAGTCTTCCCTTCATCTGCTTCATCTGGGAACTTAAACTCGTCTTTTTGAAATTCAGGCATCGTACCTTCTCCTTATTTACGTTTAATTCCGCGTGGATCATCCACTACGGCTTCAACGCTGTCATCGTTAATGATTCTGAACTCACGGCCATGGATTACTAGGCGTGAACCAGAGTGTGGGCGTACCAAAATAAAGTCGCCTTTCTTGCACCACGGGCCATTAGGAAATCTCGCTTTGTCCTGATAGCAGTCTGGGCCAAGGTCTACAACGAATAGAACCGTGGTCAAAACTTCTTCGTTATGCAATGTTAGGTCAGCCTTAATTAGACCGCTGTCGTACTCTTTTTCAACTTCTGGAATCGCGCAAAGGATGCGGTAGCCAGATGGTTTTGGGAGTTGTGTTGCCTTTTCTTCCTGCGACTTATTCAATACGGCGTTTAGGTCTACCGCTTGGCTTAAGTCTACTTGGTTACTCATCGTCAGAGTTCTCCATTCTTTGTTTGAGGTCTAATACGTATCCCCTAGCGGTCAGCAGACCCCTGATCTCACCGCAGGTTCCTTTGTACTCCTCGAATGACACAGCCCTTCCGGAGGCTGTGTAGTCTTGGAGTTGTTGGATTTTTTCGTCCAAATTCATTACTAATACATCTAAAGCACTCGTGGCCATTATTTACCTCTTAGTATTCTTACCGCCTCTGATTCTTTCTTAAAAAGTGACTCATCTTCGTCCTTGTTCATCTTCGCAAGTAACTTGGACTCTTCAAGGTCAGCTTGAACATCAATACGCTTGTCTTCGATGGCTAACTGCTCACGCTTGAGCTGTGCGTCCACCGCGTCCTTAGCGGCCTTGCGTTCAACTTCCTTATCTTTAATCTGCAACTCTTGCATCTGCATCTGGATGATCGGGTCCTGTTGCTGTTGCTGAATCTGCTGTTGTGCAGCCTGTTGCTGATTGTTCTGCAATACCTGTTGAGACGCCTGAGCAACCAAACGAGAAATCTGCAACTCGTATTCTTCTGGCAACTCTTCATCTGGTTTAGGTAATGGGGCGCCCATCTGCTGCTCAATCATCTGGCGATACTTGAACGCATAGTGTTCTGCCATATGAGCTTGCATTGCCGCGCTGATCTGGTTAGCCATCGGGCTTTGACCAATAAGCGCTGCGGTTTGTGGATCTTGCATGAATGATTGATGCGCTGTTAGGTGAGCATCGTGGTCTTGATAGATGAAAGCCTTCAATGGTTTGTTATTGATAGCATCCATGTTCTCTGAGATTGGGTCTTTTGGCTTATGGTCTTCATCCAAAGTAATCAGCTTCTCAGCGTTCTTGATGCCCAATACTTCTAGCATCTGACGGTGCAATGTGGCCATGTCGTATAGCTGTGGCGCCTGTGATGCCAACTGCAATACAGCCTGATACTGAACAATCTTCTGCGCCATCGTTGCGGCGTTTGGATCGCTGACTGGAATAACTGTCACTAAGTCATAGTCAGAGCGCTTGGCTTTGCGTGTACCTTCTACTGGCTCATAGTTGTATTCGTCTGGCGTGTAATCACGGATGATGTCGCGCAACAAACCAATCTCTTGCTTGAAGCTGTAGTGGATACGGGCTTGAACTGCTGACATCACTTTCAATGTGCGCTCAAGGATTGCCAATGTAGAACCAACTGGTGAGTTGGCGCTCATGTCTGCAACCTTCATGTCGGCAGCAGAAGCAAAACGACGGCCTTCTTCAACAATAGTACCTAGCAAGCTATACAAAACTTGACTTGGCTCTTTGTATGGAAGAGGCATTAAGTTGTCTTTTAGAGTTCCAGATGGAACGTCCATGTCGCGGAACTCGCCTGGGGAGATTGGTGTGTCATCGCCCTTGATTTTTGCGCCGCGTGTCTTGAAGCCACCAGGTAAATTGCTTAATGTTCCAGCGTCTACAAGCTGTCTGATGAGAGAAGTGCCGGACTTAGCAAAAGCGCCCACAAGATGAATAAGACCAAAGCAGTAAAAACCAAAACCAGGCACGTATCCATAGTGAACAAAGTGGTTACGCTTCTGTTTATTTTTGTCTTCAGGGTGCCAATTGCGTCTGATAGACAAAACATTCTGCGTTCCCTTTTCAATAGTAATTACATATGGAAGAGCAATGCCGTCTTCGTCTTCGAAGCCTGGCAAGTCCAACTCAACGTGCATTTCCAATAACTTATAACGGTCATCCTGCGTGGCAGAGAAGCCCATCTTTTCAGCAATCTTTTTCTCTACATCATCAAGGCTGTCGTTTGGTGGGCCAAGTTCTATATCTCTATAGAAGCCAGCAACTTGCAAACGCTTGATCTCATTCTCAGTCTTGCGCATGACGTGAGTTACGCGCGGGCTGGACTGTAGATTAGACACGCCGTACGGTACTACTACATCCTCAGCTGGGATAAACATTGATACTTGGCGCTCTAATGATGGATCGTAATAGACTTTCTTAAACGCGTTACCTGCTAGACCTAGGCCCCAAATCATGCGCTCATGCTCAGGACGGAACTCAGTCATCACGTCTGTAATCTGGTAGTTCATGTCATCTTGAACACGAACTGCTGCATCTTTCTTTTCTGGAGTTTCTTTACCAATGATCTGCGTCTTTACAGGGCCAGCAGCTGGGAATGTTTCCATGATTGTTTCGGCTTGGAACTTTACCAGCGCCTCTGTCAATAGTGGGTGGTAAACACCGCATGCGCCTTCCCATGGTTCTGTGCGCTCTTCAATCTTTAGACCTAGTAGCTCTAGTCCGTCTACATAAGTCTGCATCCAGTCTTTGCGTGAGTTAACGTCATCTTCAAAGTCTGAAATTAAATCGCCAACCAATTCTGCAAGGTCTCTTTCGCTCATGTACTCAGCTAAGTTTGCGTCAAAGTCTTCTGCTGTTTCAGGTTCTTTGCCAAACTGGATTTCCATGCCGTCAATACCAATGCTCACAGATTCTGGATCTTCGATTTCAATCTCAATCTCTGGCTCAGCTTGAGCTAATTCTTCTAATCCCACTGGGGCTTGGTATAAACCTTTATCGATAGCCATATATTTCCTTAATAGTATGCAGCTTTACGTCTGAATGACACAATATCATCCTTTTCGTCAGTATCCAACCTTATAAAGCCACCTTTTCTAAAACGAATCAGCGCTTGAGTACTTGAGTCAACTAAGTCGTCGTGATCAGAGTTTGGAAATGCTGCCATCTCCTCCATCACCTCCTCAGCCCATCTAGTTCTCGGCGCCCAAACTTTTCCAGAAGCAAATAAATCGGACACAGAATTGATACGGGCTATCTTATCATTGCCACGGCTTGGCGTAAACTCTGAAACAGGTATTCCCATGCGTCTTAATTCAAAAATTAATGGGGCGCCTGAAGCTTTTGCTTCAACAATGAACGCATCTGGTTCATATTCCATGTAATGTCTGTAGGCTGTCTCTTTCAACTCTGGAAATTCCATGCGTCGTTTAAAAGCATCCAACAAAATGATGTTCGCGTCGTCAGGATTTTCGTTTAAATAGAAAACACCCCACGTTGTACACGCAGAATAGTCAGACCTTTCATTCTTTGTGAACGCCGTATCCCAACTTTGGATGATAAATTCACAAACTGGTGGGTTTTCACCTTCCCATTCCTTCCACCACTCTCTCTTAACAATCGCGCCAGACTCAGAAGTAGGCTGTTGCATGTACTGAGCGTTCCATTTAGACAATGGAAGTTCATTTCTGAGCGCTTCAAGTTCAGGTAATGGCCAAAACTCAGGCCAAAGTGGGTTGCCAGACGGCAAAATTGCAGGAAAGTCGATGATTTCCCAGTCCTCGCCCTCGCGCTCCATGGCCGCCTGAAGGATTTTGCCCGTCAAATCACGCTTAGACCACCGCGTCATCACCACAATGATCGATCCGCCTGGCTGTAAACGCTGACGTGGACCAGATGTATACCATTCATACACCTTATCAAATACTGATGGGTCTGTTGACGCGAGCGCCGCCTCTTGTTCAGAATGTGGATCGTCAATGATCAACAAGTCCGCGCCCTTACCAGTAACCGTACCACCCACACCAATAGCGAAATAATCTCCGCCACCACTGGTACCCCAGCGCCCCGCCGCCTTTGAGTCTGATTTCAAATGCACATTCGGGAAAACCCTAGAGTAAGCCTCTGAGTCTACTAAGTTACGCACCTTACGACCAAAGCCAACCGCCAATTCAGCCGTGTTCGAACACTGAATTATCTTTCTATTGGGGAACTTACCTAAATACCAAGCTGGCAACATATAGCTGGCGAACTCAGACTTAGTATGTCGCGGCGGCATATTAATGATCAGGCGTTTAATCTTGCCTTCTGCAATCTCTTGGAACTTCTTCGCCATAACTCTGTGATGTCTTCCATCAATAAAGCCAGGCCACATCTCGTGCGCGAATTTTAAAAAGTCGGTCTGAGCCTGCTCGCGCTTCAAACTAGCCTCATAGTCTGAAAGCATCTTCAACAACTCCTCCTGCTCATGGGCAGGTAGCTGTTCTATGTTCTTTGCAATCTCAGATAAATTCATTCTATGTTCTTAAACTTTATATAAGTAGGACGCACACTGCGCGCTCGATCCTTCACCTTCTTACATGCCCCAATCTTACAAAGACACTCAATGATCCTGTGAACATTACCTCTACTCTTATCTCCAGTGATATACATGATGTCATCTATAGAAGGACCAAACCCATATTTGATCCACCATTCATCAATCACTAAGAAGATTTCTTTTTGGCGTGGCGTCATTTCATACCCCAATAAAACTTCTTAACTCTCTTTGACCATCGCGCCTTAAACTTAAAACTACCTATCTTTAATACAAAACCAATACTGTTCTCATCATCTGGGTGATAAACATTTAACCCATTCAAAGGCTCAAGCCCCTCCACCTTCCACCAAAATAAGTTCCATGAATACCACCACTTACATGAACCTGCTGGCAGTGAATGACAAAATTTTTTATTAAACATACCCCCTACCCCTTTTCATTCCAATTAGTGACGGGGGGTGTCGCGCCGGACTCCGACTCTTCACTCTCTGAATTTTTTACTACCCCCACCCCCTCTGTTTTCACATCATCATGGGGGGTTTTTTCCTGTGGAGTACTGTAACTTGTTTCAGTACACTTTTTTTCCTCAAGAGAATCAATGACTTGCGAGTCCGATTTCACGGAGTGGTCACTAACATTGGATTCGGGTGATGATTGAATGTGTGGAATACTATGCGTATATTCGTCACACGATGACGGGTCGATTTCGGGGGTTGCCCCTGTGGTGGGGTCGCTGAGTTCTGATTCGGCATCGGCTGGCTTGGCGCTTTGTATCTCTGCCAGCAGTGAGTCCGCGCTGTCATCGCTCTGCACCTCTGTGATACTCCCAGCTGTGATAGTCTTGAGCTGAGCCATCAGGCGCGCCCGTATATCCGCGCTGTGATTAATGACTGTGGTTTCTTTTCTGTCCACGAACGCGCCAACCTCGGCAACCTTACCCAATAACTCAAGGGACTTGATGCGCTGGGCGTCGTTCACCTTGTCGTTGAGCGCCATTTTAGTAAGCTGATGGATAACCAGCGCCCTCAATTGAGCGGGGGTTCGATGTTTCTCAGCCTCTATTGCCTCCCTGTATGCCTCAATCTCGAGGGCGACGCTCGGGTTCTTACTCAGGCGGGCTACTTCAGTTCCTACAGTTCCGCTCTTCCCTTTGGTGTTGTATGCCTCTCTATACGCATCGGCTTTAGTTTTGCCTAGTGCGACATTGCGGGCGTATTCTCTCTGCTTGGGTGTTAATGCGTCCGAAGTCTTTACGCCTAGTAGCAGAGTATCCATTGGGACTGTCTTTAGTCCTTCCTTTATCTGCTTACGTGTTAGTTTTGCCATATGTAAAAGATTGCGCGCGCTTTAGGTTATGTTGAACGCTTTGGACTATCCAGCTGGACGGGAACAAAGCGAGAATGTGCAAAAGATACACTCGAACGCGCACGGGTGCAAAAATCCACAATTGAGAGCGCGAGAGTATTTACCCCCTATGTATCCATCATATGACCAGCTGAACCAGTTAAGAAAATGGCGGGCTTTTACGCATCACTAGCGCCCGTAATACTTGAGCAGATTGTAGGGGCTTGCATGAACACATGAAAGCAATCACAATATAGGTGTTATGTTTTTATTTATTCATGTTTAACTGGGCGCAAGCCTTATATTATAAGGGGTTCACGATGAAATACTACACGTTACTAATCAAGCAAATGGGCAATAATGGCTTCATTCGTTGGTCACCTGAGTTCGGCGACAGTGACCGCGAAACTGTAGAGGGCGAGATTGATTGCCTTATTGGTTCTTATTGCATGGACTTCGACAGATTCTACAAAAAGAGTGATTTTAAGATTATCACTACACCACACAACCAGCGCGCGATTGACGCAAAGGTAGCCAGCATCAACGAAACCGCGGAGGCAGTTTAATGTTTATCACTATGGGATTGGTTCACTTGTTCGCGTGCGTTGCCTTCATTATGGGGACGCCCGACAACCTGACCGCTATTTGGGCAAATTTCATCATCGGCGCTGTTGAGCTTTCAATCGGCGTTTTTCTTTTTATCAAAAATGAGGAGTTCGTATAAATGAAACTAATTAACACCACAACACGCGAACCGCTCAAGCTGGGCGACATCGTGGAAACCTTCAGAGGTGAGCGCGCCATCCTTTTAGGTATGGCAGAGCCTCATAAGCCATCAAGCACGGGGCGGGTATATATCCAGCTGGACGACAGCAGAGCATCGCGCGAGTTTTTCCCTTCAGTGATTGGCGCGGAATGGGTGAACGCATGAGCCAGCTTATCCAAAAGAGCGCCCGCAAAGATTGTTATTTTTTAGCAATCAAGCGAACACTCCACGATCAAAAATTACGTGAGGCAACATCCAAGCGCCAAGCGCGCCAGCAGTTCGTCACATTTAAAAATTTAGTTTTAACCACTTTCAACGCAAAGGAAATCACAAAATGACATATTACCTATCAACAAGCGATAACCGCGTTTACGACTTCAACCACCAGCCAAGCGGGAACGACTGGCAACAGATAAGCCAAGCCAAGGGCAAGGCATTGGAAAAACAGCAAGCCATCGACAGCCTAAAAAATATCTTTGCTTTGATGCCTCCCGAAAAGCGCGTCATTTATAGCGTTTTGCGTAGCGTTTCCAAATCAGGTATGAGCAGGGTTATCGATTTTTATACCATTGAGAACGACCGCCCCCAATACTTGAGCGGGCTTATCCGCATGGCGCTGGGCTATCGCATGGCAAAAAATGGCGGGCTTGTCGTGGGCGGGTGTGGCATGGATATGGGCTTTCATGTCGTCTATACAGTTTCCAGCGTATTGCATGGCGGGGCGCGGGGCGGGTATGAAATCAAACACCAGTGGATGTAAAGGGGGCAACCATGAAGACAATTACAGTTTACGCAAGCGAGCTACTCATTCACAAGCACGAAATAGAGCTACCCGACGGGGCAACGTATGACGACGCCGTGGAGGCGTTTTACAACGACCCCGACATAAAGGCGGGACGATTCCAAGACACCGAGGCGGACTCATTCCAAATTGACCGCATAGAGGGGGTTTAATCATGGGGATACTTTATACCATCCAGCCCGACGACCTAGAACCCGTCGAATTTACTCATTTCGACTGCTGGGATGAATCGACCACGTGGGGCGAGATTGCGCGCTCATGGGGTGCAACGCTGGGCATTACATTGCCCGAAGATTCAGAGGACGCGACCATCATGCAACTGCTACGCCGTGGTTTTGACGTTTACGCGGGCGACAACTTTATCGAGGTTTATTACCAACAGGGGGATTTATGACACCAAGAGAACAACGCGAGCTAATCGTCGGCGCAATCATTGACGACATTATGACCAACTTGGAAGAGAACGACCTAGGCATTATCAGGGACGCGCTGGAGAGCCATTTCGCGCGCTATCGCTGGGCAGATATTGAACAGGAATACAAAGAGAGGGCGGGCGCATGATTTACCAATACAAGGCACGATTACAGCACGACCACGGGCGCGTCACAATCTACACCACAGCAACCAGCGAAGAGCAAGCGCGCGCCAGCATATGCAACGCCGAGAGATGCCCCCCGCGGGCTATCCTTAGCGTCCAACTGGTCAAACCCTACCGATGCAACCGCCACAGGTTCGCAACGCTGGACGACGCGCTGGCATATGAGGCGCAATATCGAGCAAAAACGGGTATTTTCTGCGCCGTCGAGCGGGTATAGACGCCCGTTTAGAACCTAGGTGGCAGTCAGAGGCTATTTATTTTGACTGGCGCTTAGGTTATTTCTAGGTGGCAGTCCGAGGCTAATACTTGAGCAAAGCACAAGGCTATTTACATTAGTTTTATTTTCTGAGGTAATATAACTCATGTAAGCAGTTTAATTCATGTGTGGCATATAACGGAGGTAATATGAGAACAGTAGAAATGGCGATATATCAGTATTCAGAGCTTGATGACAGTGCAAAGCTACGCGCTAAAGAGTGGTATTGCGAGGGGCTTGAATACTACTGGTGGAGTGATGCGCTTAAGTCAGTGAACGGCTTTTGTGATTTGTTTGGCGTGACAGTGCGCGACTATTCAATTGGCGCATTTAGTTATTCATGGATTGAAACCAACGCCAGCAACGAACACTTTAGAGGCTGGGACAAGGCAAAGATTAACGCGCTCAGAGGCAAGAACATCTCAGGTTATTACTTGGATGAGGTTTTGACCGACGCGCTGATCGAAATGTATGCCCTCAATGCGGATGCAAAGGCATCATTTAACTATGCCATTGACAAGGCAGTGAAGAGCATCAGGGATGACTGGGAGTATCAATACTCAGACGAGGCAGTTAGCGAAATGATGGAGGCTAACCAGTATGAATTTGACGAACACGGCAACAGATTTTAACGGAGGAAGTATGAAGGTATTGACGGGGGAGTTTATAGAATTTGGCGACATGATGATTGGACGCGATGAGTATCCGATTGCATTGGTGAAAGAGCCATATGAGATTGTCGAGATGACAGAAGACCAGTTAAACGATTATCAAGGTAACTGGGTGACGCCTGAGTATAGAGGCGAGATTTACATTGTTAAAACATTTACTTTTAAGGATACAAAATGAGAAAACTAGCCGTTCATGCGCGCAGAGAGCGCGACCGCAGAGCAACCCGCAAGCTAAAGACGGAGGCAGAAACCTTTTTGAGCAGACTGCTGGCGCAAGATTGTAAGCAAGCCAAGCGCAAGATGATTCAAGAGAGTAACCCATTTTTCTACACGTTTTTTGGAGGCTAACCATGATTACAGAACAGGAAGTTAAAGAATCGGGCTATGAGATTTTGCCTAAAGGTGGCTGGGTATATATCAACCCTGAGATTATGCCGAGGGACTGGGATGACCTTGCCACTAGTTTTGGATTTGACCCTGATTGCCGAGGCGTTTACTTGTGCGTCGCTGGGTTCAAGGAAGTTACTTACGAGGAGTTATTAAATGATTAAAGAGATTATCAAAATTGATCGAGAGGACATGATTCAAGATTTAATCAATTCTACTTTTGATTACCTACAGCAGACGCCTGAAGACATCGACACTTATTTGCGATACGGGTTTAAAGGGTTCGCGAATTACACGGACGAAGAGCTGGTGCGCGAGTATCGCGACTATATCAGCGAAGACCCAAGCGCAGAGATTGAAATCATTATGGAGGGTGGAAATGCCAACGGATAACGAGATTGAGTCCGCTCTGATGGATATGTATGACATACGCAGAACGATACCCAAGAAGGTAAAGAACCAGCCCAAGGATAACGACGGGACTGAAACGACTGTAGGCGATTGTATTGATGCAGTCATCAAGGTTTTGGAAGACATAGTAATGGAGAACAAAGCATGATTACGAAAGAACAGTTTTTTCAGTATTACAGAAGTGACAAATACAGCCAAGAGCTAACACGCGACGAGAAGATTGAGGTTTTTCTCATGAGCTTGGAAGGTTCGAGCGACATCACAATCGACCTATTGTTCGCGCTATGCAATGAGTATGACGTGGATTTGGAGAAATTATTGGAGGGTGAAAATGGATAAGCAAAAATGGCAAGTGTGGGAAACAGTCCAGTATCAATGGCTTGTTGATGCTGATTCGGAGGAAGAGGCGCGCGCCAAGGTGTGGCAATGGTTATCAGAACCGCATGAGGGGCGCTCATTGTCGCATGACGTTTACGGAGCTGAGAGAGCCAGCGAGCTAAGTGTTGAACAAGAAGAGGGTTATACATATGACGTATGAAGAATGGGTAGAGATATACAAGCCAAAGACCAATCACTTGGTTAAGAACGACGGCCAGCTTCACTTTGAAACTTACGGCATTGAGCTGGGTTATGTGCTGGCAACAGCAGACATTGAACCCGATAGAGTGTGGACGCTGGTGGACGGCGACGAAGGAACTTATATCGTGAACGGCTATCACTTGGTGAACCGCATCAGCTACTTTATTACGGAAGTGCCTTATTTGGGTGATGGTGTTGAGATATTAGATCAGTTATACGCGTCAGAGGAAGAGGAAGAGCTGGAGGATTTAATTTACCAAACAATAAAGTGTTACAGGCATGAGATATTGGCATCAGGCGACTGGTGGTATGGATTTGAGAATCACAGCATCCACGTGCATTGCCCTGATGATAAAAACCCAAAACACTTAAGAACCAAGCACACCATCAATGTATATAAAGTGGGTGAAAACAAAATGGATGACTACACAGAGCATTGGAATCTAGCACCAATGACAACAAAGGAGATACTAGCGCTATGAAGCTAACAGACTGGTATCCTCCCGACGTTAAACCCGTGCGCCGTGGGGTTTACATCACCCGCAAGAACGACATTATCTTTTTCCAGTATTGGACTGGGACGTTTTGGAATGTGCGCATGAACAACATCAGCCAAGCCGAGAAGATTAAACAGCGCTCTCAACATCAGGAAGTGCATTGGAAGGGAATACTCAAATGATTAACCCATGGCAAGACCTATTTAACACATGGCTAGACAGCCTTGGAACGGAGAAGAACGAAATGAAAAAGTTTGAAGTGAAGTTACAGACAACAGCAACCACCAGCGTCTTCGTGGACGCGTCCGACGCAGATGAGGCTATCGAGATCGCATACGATATGCTCGACGAGGGCGACATAGAGCTGGGCGAGTGGGAAGTAACCGACGTCGAACGCGACTATGATTGAACGAACCTTGCTAGAGATTGCGCCACGACCTCAGTCCCAAGCGCAATTTCAGCATCGTTGAAGTCATACCCGTCTATCTCAGCGACCCAGTAGTCAGAGGCTATTTTCTTAGCTGTGGCTATGCCCATCGGGTCATTGTCCGCGATCACTACTGGATTCTTTAATGACTTACCAATTTCAACCATGTTGCTGGCAGAAAAACATATGTGGATGCGATACCTTTGCTTTAAGAACTTCATGGCGCGCCTGACCGATAGAGCTGTGGCGAACCCTTCACAAACAATATCGACGCCCTTGTTATCCATCACCAGCGATACACCCTTGGTCTTCTGGCCAGTAAGAAACTTCTTAGTGCCATCAGGCGCTATCAACTGACACCCCACCAGCTTGTCGCCTTCTCTAGTCGGTAGCACTAAGAGGCTATTCCAAACGTAACTCTTCTGTGTTGGGAAACCTTTGCGCGCCAAGTATGGATGCGTTGATTCTTTAGCCTGACTCATGATCCAGCCAGCTTTTTTGGCAGCCTTGACCTGTCGCTCAGCACGTTCACGCTCAGCCTTCTCTCTCTTCTCTTTGGCTAAAGGATCAGGACGATACGGCTCTTTGCTTTTCCATGAGACTGGCTTGTCATGTATCGCCCAGTTTTGCACTGCGCCTGACCGGCCATCATAGATATATGCGCCGTTCTTTGAATGTGGCTTGTCTGTTGTAGGCACGCGCACCCACTTGTCTGTGACTAGGTGCGTAATAATGAGTCCGTGAGTTTCAGCGAATTGTTGGAAGTTCATGCTTTAGCCTTTGACTTTGACCATGCAATGAACCTTGACTTGATCCACTTGAGAGTTTCGGGTGACGGCGCAACGGCATCCTGTCGCATACCTTTAGGCCATACGCCAAACTTCTCTTTGTATTTGTGCGACGCCCAGCCATCATTGAAACCTTTTGATCGTGCGTAATACAAAACCTGTGAATAGAAGTCCTGCTTGTTGATGTTCAGACTCTTATTTGCAGTCGCCAACTCCATGAGTTCACCTGGAATCGACATGATGTTTTTCATCTTGGTTCGGATATGACCGCACTCACCGCACTTATCATCAGGGAAAGTCCACAACACTCCGCACTTTGGACACTTGGCTTCTTTCTTTTCGCGCTCTTTGGGTTCTTTCTTGGCGCGCTCACCACCTTCTTTTAACTCATCCACCCCATGGTCGTATAACTTATCCCAGTCATCCCTGAATCGTAGGTAGTTACCGCTGTGATCAAGCCATATGCCAAACTCTTTACCATCACTAGGACGCATGACGCGCCCCAGCTGTTGGACGTGGGAGCTGAATGACTTGGAAAATGGTCGAGCCGATACACCGATCATAACGTCAGGGACGTCAAACCCACGGGTCAGAATGTCGGTAGCAATTAACCCATGTATAGATGTATCGGGTCGTGCGAAATCTTCGATTGTATCCTTCTTAAACTGGTCGTCTTCTTTGTATGAGATTGACTGGAAGTTATAACCAGCCTCTGCAAACTTGCGGACTAGATCGCGTCCATGCTCAACGCCTGAGCAAAACACAACTGTCTTGCGTGGTTCACCAAACACTTCATAGGTTTTCTTGACCCACTCAGATACGATGTCGCCCGTGATTTGCATACCGCGCTTGGTTACTTCATCACCTGACCACTCGCCAGCCACCTTCTTGGCGCCCGTCATGTCAATCTCTTTGGCAATGAATACCTTTAGTGGAGCGAGCCATCCCTTGTCAATCAACTCACCAGTGGATAGCGCGCCCACCACGTTCGTATAGACGTCACTCAGTCCCTTGGTAAAGGGTGTGGCAGTCAGTCCGATGACTTTGATCTTGGGATTGTTCTTGATGAACTCTACAGTCTTCTTGCGCTGGACGTGGCACTCATCGATGATAAGAAGATTGATGTCAGGAAACGACTCTCTCTTCTCCAATGTCTGCGCTGAACATACTTGGATGCGCTCCAATGGTCTATGACGCCAGTGGCCGGCCTGCATGACGCCATGGTCAATGCCGTACTTACCTAGTCTTAGGCTTGTCTGCTCAACCAGCACGATGCGATCCAATACCATCGCCGTGCGATTGAACTTCTCTGATACCGCCTTCATGATTGACATGGCTACTTCAGTTTTGCCAAAGCCAGTGGGCGCGTATAGCAACTGGCACCTATGACCTTCAGCAAAACCTTCTCGTAACTTATCAACAACCTCTTGTTGATGTGGTCTTAACTCTAGCATGGTTACTCCCGATAGTCATCATAGATTTCTATCTGAAGCATCTGATTGTTCCAATAGCTTCCGCCAAAGACAATCTCTTTCGTGCCATCCAATTTTTTTGTTAACTGAATCAAGTCATCAAGGTCTTTAATCTCAATGAACCATGCCTCGTCATCATAGTCACGCATGATGTGACCATTCTCAACGCGATGATTGCGTCCTGACTTGTACCATCTTCCACCCCTTTCGGATGGAATCTTCTCAGGATCATCTGTTGTTCGCTCATCCACACGGATGTATGCCTTTTTATAAGCTCTCTCATGTGGCGCTCTATCATCATACCCATAAAGGGATGTCCTACTAATCATAAACTCCATACTTCCTCCATTACTACTGGGAAACCGCCCAGCTTCGGTGATGCTTAGCTTACTTTTTCTGCTTTCTCTGCCTTCTTGCGCCAGTATGAAACCTGCTTAATCAACTCAGCGTTCTTCTGCTGGAACTGATCGCGGGAGTTTTTGACGGCACGCAACTCAGCCTCCAATGCTTTAATCTGATTGCGATACTCTGTGAACTTATCATCAATGGCTTGCTGGTCTGCTGATAGCTCTACTGCTTGGATCTTATCCAATAGCTTTGCGTTCTCATCTGCCAGCTCCTGATGCGCCACGGCCATCTCAGCCAACTTATCATCCTCAATGAATACTTCAGCTGGCTTGAGGCTTGTGACTTCTTTGCCGATGTTGTCAGTCTTCATGACCTTTTCAACGCCGTCCTTGATATACTTCTTCTCACTAGGCTTAGCAATCTGGAGGGACTTCTTTATTCTTGAGACTGTCATGTTGGATACGCCACACACACGAGCGATCTCACGGTCTGCCCACTCGCACCACTCCATGTCATCCAATAACGTCATCACTGCCTTACGCTTGTCGTCATTGCTTCTTGGTAATCCATGCTTTGAGTTTGCGCCCAATGAATAAAGGATTGCGTCGCGACGGGTGCCGTTGATAACTTCAACTTCAATGTCTTCGATGCCTGCTTTTTTGTAGCCGTAATAACGGTGATAGCCGTCTGCCAGCCAGTAGTAAACACTGTCAAAGAACAATGTGACTGGTGGAAACTTAGCTCCATCCAGCATATGTTCAGCGTACTCCGCTACTGTGTCTTCGTTAATGTATGCTCGTGACTGTAAATCTTTATCCAGTCTGATGTCTTTCACTTTCATTTAAAACCTCCTTAGTGCTTCTAACGCGTTTATAAGTTCTGCTGTTGATGCTCTGCTGTTGTTAGCTACTCTTAATCCATCTACTGCTTTTTGTTTCCACAACCCAGCTTGCATAACACCACCTTCCGTGACTGACTTTGGTATCGATCTTGTCAGTTTCTTTATTTCTTCCCTGTAATTCATCAAATTATTTTTCTATTCCTATGAGTCTGTCTGCCACTAACTTGCTGTATCCGCCTATGTCATGCCAAGAATCATGATAGTTTGGATCCCCGTTCAATATGCGCGCTACCTTGTGCTGGATCATCTCTAACGCCTCCGCCTGATCCGGCGACAACTTATCCCAACCCTCTGTCATTTGCATGGCATATTTAAGTGCTTGGCTTATCTTTGCTTGGTCTTTAAATTTACCATACCTTGTACCGCGCTCGTCAAGTGTTTTATCTATGTTCATATCGTCGCCTCTCCAACGTTAGTTAATGCTTGCTCGTATCTACTCGGTGTCTTGATTAACTGGATAGTCCAGCCGTCCTGCATGAATCTAATGGCTTCGGGTTTCTTGTGAAAGATACGCATCGCCTGACCTGTTTCGTCCATGACTTTGTACCTGTTCATTTCTCTTTCGCTTTCTTTAGTTTATTTTCTATCCAAGTGCAGAACTTATCGCCAAGTTTGTAAACCCATCCATCTTTGTCAAAGTATTTAAGCGTATGACGAACTTCAATCAATTCTTTTCGTAATTCGTATTCGTCTTGTTTCATTTCTCACTCGCTTTCTTTAGTAATTCAAAGGTATGTTCATATCCGTTTTTAAATGCAACTTTAGATAGACAATATAAACAACCAATAAAATTAAATGTAAGCATTACAGGTAAAAATAAAATCATTAAAAATAATCTTGCTTTCATCTTTCACTCGCTTTCTTTAGTATTGCTCTAGCAAACTCAAATCTATTTGCATAGGGCACCGTGTGACTAACCTCTAGTATTTCCTCATCACTTAACTCTCTTGGTTCTAACTGTGCAGGTCTAGCATCATATTCACCAAAATGTTTATCGCATAAGCATCCATAAAATACAGCAGGTTCACATTCTCTAGTTTCACCATCCCATTCACTAGGGAATCCGCCATATTGTGATTCACATCCGCAAGTTAGTATGTATGTCATTTCTCACTCGCTTTCTTTAGTATTGCTTTAGCAAATAAAACATTCCAATTCTTATCTGGGGTGCAAGTTAAATTATTGGCTATTGCTTTTATTTCCTCATCACTTAACTCTCTTGGTGCGGTG